ATTTTATATATATTTATATATGAATATTTAACACATAGGAGAAAATAGGTTATGGCAAAGAAAAAAAGTTCTAAAGTAGAGAAAACAGAACAAACTACCGATGTTGCAGTTTTAGAAGAAAAAAAATCAACTCAATCATATTATTTTTATTCAGTAGGTTGTGGCTTTTGTAAAAAAGCAGAACCAATCGTTGATGAATTAATTAAAGAAGGTCATGATATTTTAAAACTTGATACAGCAGAACCAGAAAACAGAAAAATTGCAGATGAACTTAAAAAAGAATATAAAGTTCAATGTGGAACACCATGGTTTATCACTCCAGAAACTGGTAAAGGTGTGTGTGGGTTCAGGGAGAAAGATATTCTTGAAAAATGGTTAGATGGTGAAGATATTCCAGCACCACCAAGACCTAAAAGTCCGATGCCAAGACCACCATTCATGGGTGTAAGTGGTAAAGAAGAAACAGCTTGGAAAAAAGAATATAAGAAATGGGCCGAGGAAAATTCACATCTACCAAATTTACAAACAGCACAACAAATTCTTGATAGACCAAGACCAAAAACTGAACCACCTAAACCTCCAAATCCACAAGGAACTGATGAAGAGTTAGATACATGGGGTAAGGAGTATAGTAAGTGGAAAGATGAAAATAGTCATTTACCAAATCTTCAACCTGTTGAAACTATCTTACAAAGATTTAAACAACAAAGAGATGGAAAAACACCACAACCACCAGCTCAAAATAATAAAGTTCTTGAAACTAAAATAAGTAAATTGGAAAAAAGAATAAGTGAATTAGAGAAAAAAATAAATGATATTGACTTGACTACTCTACCAGTTGATAACAATCCAACAGATTGGGAGATAGCGATAGAAGATAAACTTGATTCTTTGTTAGACCACTTAGGAGTTTAATTGAAATTTAACTTTAAACCAAAAGTTACAAAAGATAGAGAAGCGACCAATAAAGAATTAAATTGTATTCAAGAAACTGAGGAGATGCTGGCTAAGGAAAAGAAACTTCCACCAGCATCTCAGATGGCTAGAGATATAGCTACAACTCATTGGAAATCTTTAAAGTCTTGGTTACGAGGTTCTCAAACAATCACAACTACAGAAGAAGCTGAACGAAGATGGGAAATTTGTAAAACATGTCCCAAACTTTTATACGATGAAACTAATCCAGATACTAATAAAAAAGATGGTAGATGTACAGAGTGTGGTTGTTTTATGAATGTCAAAGTACATTACGCTGTAGCTGAATGTCCTATAGGTAAATGGGAAAAACATTGTGGTTGTCAAACTATGTGTGATTGTGAAAACGGAAACTGTGATGAATAATTTAACAAAATCAGAATTTATGAAAATATATAATGAGGGTAAAAATCTTATAGACAAACCTATTTTTATAAAATTCTTTGCAACTTGGTGAGGACCTTGTAAAATGTATGAGCAGGTGCTCAATAAAGTAACACCAGAATATCAAGGTAAAATTAATTTATATGAAGTAAATATAGAACAAGAACCTGAAATTGCAGGTTTATTTAATGTGATGAGTGTACCTACAACCACAACAATTTCAAAGAGTGGTGACACATTCTCACAACCAGGTGTTTTAAATGAAGAAACACTTAAATATTTTCTTGAAGGATTATTACATAAAAAATAAAAAATGTTAGGACTAAATTATGAATGATAAAAAAACAAAAGATATGTTATATAACATTATTAAAAATGGTAAGAATAATACATCAACTCCAATTTTTATTGATTTTTATGTTGATTATAAACAGAGTTCATATAATTTTGTTCAGATAGTTGATAATACAAAATCTAAATATGAAGGTAAAATAGTTTTTGTCAGTGTTGATATAGAAAAAGAACCAGAATTAGCTGGTGTATTTAATGTGATTGATACACCAAAAATGATTTTGATTCCCAAAGATGGTACACCTAATATCAAGAACGCCGCTTTAAATCAAGAAACACTTGAATATTATCTTGACGGTCTAATATTAGATGAACTTTATACTGAAATAGATATTAATGATGAAGTGATAGATGATGTAAATAATAGTAAAAATTATGAACCTGCAGAACTTTTACAATCTGATGCTCAACCAGAGGTTATTGAACAAGCACCAAAACCTGAAAGACCAAAAAGACCTCAAAGAAAAAAAACAGAATCTAACAGACCAAAACCTGAAAGACCAAAAAGACCTCAAAGGAAAAAAACAGAATCTCGTAGACCAAGACCTCAAAAGAAAAAATCAGTACCAAAAAATGAAGAGGTGAAACCAAAAGAAAAAAGTCCTGGATTTTTTGAAAGATTTAAAAAATAAAGCTTGTTTTATATAGTTAAGATGATATATATTATAGGTATTAAAATTGATGCGGGTTGGAGCAGTCAGGACAGCTCGTTGGGTTCATAACCCAAAGGTCGGTGGTTCGAATCCACCACCCGCTACTAAAAATAGGTTACATGGTTATACGATTTAACCATAACAATAAACGATAAAACATAAAACATAGGAGAAAATGCATGGACTTAAATGCAATTAAATCAAAACTAAATCAGTTACAATCAACAACCTCAAACAAAGATAACTTTTGGAAACCTGAACCAGGTAATCAAATTGTTCGTATTGTTCCTTACAAACATAATAAAGATAATCCATTTATTGAATTATTCTTTCATTATAATTTAGGTAACAATAAGACATATATGTCACCTGCGTCATTTGGAAGACCAGACCCTGTTGAAGAATTTGCTAACAAGCTAAAATCAACAGGTAATAAAGACGAGTGGATTCAAGGTAAAAGACTTGAACCTAAAATGAGAACTTTTGTTCCCGTTGTAGTTCGTGGTCGTGAAGATGAAGGTGTTAAGTTTTGGGGATTTGGTAAAACAGTTTATCAAGAACTATTAAGTGTTATTGCTGACCCTGATTACGGTGATATTACAGACCCAACAACTGGTCGTGATATTGGTATTGAACGCCAAACACCAGCAGAAGCAGGTAATCAGTATGGTAAGACAACAGTTCGAGTTAAACCTAATCAAACTCCAATTACTGAAAACGCTACATTACTTGAAAGTATCTTTGAAAATCAATCTGATTTAACAGAACTTTACACAGAACCATCTTATGATGATTTGAAAGAGGCTCTGTCTAATTTCTTAAATCCATCAGATGACACAACTGAAACTACATCAGGTGTTACTGCTAGTACAACTCCAACATCAAATACTGGAACTGCTACTGCAACTGCTACTGAAACAAAAACAGATGTTTCAGATGCATTTGACGATTTATTCAATAGCTAAATAAACAACTGAATTGTGTGGTTGTTGAAGATTGGGATAAAACCGCTCATGTATTTGTTACCGGATACAACCACCATTTCATCATAGGAGAAAAATTATGTCTGAAAAAGATGAATTAGCTGGTATAATAGCTGATGAATTAAATAAACAATTCAAACATCAACAAGTTGCTTACTTTCTTGATGAAGGTGATAACCCAACTGATGTTACGGATTTCATTTCGACTGGTTCTACTATATTAGATTTGGCGATTGCTAATAGACCAAATGGTGGTGTTGCTGTAGGTAAGATTACTGAATTAAATGGTTTAGAAGGTAGTGGTAAGTCTTTGATTGGTTCTCATTTATTAGCTTCAACACAACGAAAAGATGGTGTAGCTGTCTATATAGATACAGAGAGTGCAGTATCACCTGAATTTCTTGAGGCTATTGGTGTAGATACAAAGAAGATGTTATATGTACACCTTGAAACTGTTGAAGAAATATTTGATACTATTGAAACAATTGTTACTAAAATCAGAGAATCTGATAAGGATAGGTTGGTTACAATTCTTGTTGATTCATTAGCAGCTGCTTCTACTAAAGTGGAGATGGATGCTGATTTTGACAAAGATGGTTGGGCAACTGCGAAAGCTATCATCATATCAAAAGCGATGAGAAAAGTGACACAAATGATAGCTAGACAGAAAGTGGCTCTCGTCTTTACAAATCAACTTCGTCAAAAACTTGGTGTGATGTTCGGTGACCCTTGGACTACAAGTGGTGGTAAAGCTTTACCATTTCACTCATCTACTCGTGTTCGATTCAAGAATGCTGGTCAGATTAAAGATTCAAGTAAGAAGAACACCATTGGTATTAAAATCAAAGCTCAAGTAATAAAGAACAGACTCGGTCCTCCAATGAGAACTGCAGAGTTCCCACTTTACTTTGATACTGGTATTGATGATTATGGTAGTTGGTTGACTACGATGAAAGAACATAAACTACTGAAACAAGCTGGCGCTTGGTACACAATCAATCATGTTGATACAGAAACAGGTGAACTTATCAAAGAATACAAATTTCAATCAAAGGATTTTGAAAAACTATTGTTAGAGAATCCAGATTTGAAAGATTTTTGTTATGAACAGATATGTGGTGCTTGTATCTTAAAGTATGATTCAAAAGAACTCGGTATAGATGATGTTGAAGAAACTGATGAGGTAGTGGATGAGCTCTAAAAAAGACTTGAATGAAAAATTCATTTCCTTTCTCGACCAAACCAAAAACGAAGAACATAAAGAAGTAACACGATTGAATGATAGGGTGTTGATTGTCGATGGACTCAACACCTTCATTCGTGGGTTTGCAGTTAACCCATCAATAAATGACGATGGTGTACATATTGGTGGGTTACTCGGATTCTTGAGGTCAATAAGATATACTTGTGATATTTTAAAACCATCTCGTTGTATAATTGTGTTTGATGGTAAAGGTGGTTCAAATAAAAGAAGAAAGATATATCCTGAATACAAAGCTAATCGTAAGGTCAAGAGTAGATTAAATAGAAATGTAGATTGGGGAACAGCTCCTCAAGATGAACAAGAGTCGATGAAACAACAGATGGGTAGGTTAATTGATTATTTAGAACAATTACCACTTACTCTGATTTCAATTGATAATGTAGAAGCTGATGATGTGATGGCTTATATATCACAACAAGTACTTACAGAGAGTGATATATTCTTAATGAGTACAGATAAGGATTTCTTACAACTTGTAGACGATAGAGTGAAAGTGTGGAGTCCAACAAAAAAGAAGTTATATAATAAACAAGAAGTTTTAGATGAATATGGAATACCATCAAATAACATTCTAACATACAGAATACTTGATGGAGATAAATCTGATAATATTGGTGGAATACCTGGTTGTGGTATAAAATCTATAATTAAATATCTTGAACCAATAGCAGATGATAAAGATTTTGGTGTTATGGAATTATTCGATTATGTAAAAAATACAGATTCTAAAATAAAACTCTTGGAAAATATAAAAAATAGTGTTAACTTAGTGAAACGGAATTATCTACTAATGCAACTAAACAAAGTAGACATTCCAGGACATGTAAAATTAAAAGTACAAGAAGCTGTAAATAGAAAGATACCACAATTGATTAAACATAAATTTCAAGTTATGTTCTTACAAGATAAACTATCAAATCATATAAAGAATTTGGATAGTTGGTTGATGGAATTTACAAGATTAAGTAGGTTTAGGGGATTAGATGGAAAATAAAATATTACACGGAGATAGTTTAGATTTATTAAAAGATTTAGATGATAATTCAGTTGATAGTATTGTAACTGACCCACCTTATGGATATTCATTTATGGGTAAAGATTGGGATAAGGCTCTACCATCAATAGATATATGGAAAGAATCCGTTAGAGTATTAAAACCAGGTGGATTTGCTTTCATTATGTCTGCACCTCGTTCTGATGTTCATAGTAGAATGTGTTTGATGTTAGAAGAAGCTGGTTTCAGAATTGACTTTACACCGATTGCTTGGACATATGCTACAGGATTTCCAAAGGCTATGAATATTGGTAAGGCAGTTGATAAGAGAGAGGGTAAAGAACGAAAGGTTGTTGGACAAAGAAAAGATATTTTAGAAAAACAAGCTAAGGACTTGGAAAGAGGTTATAGAAAAATTAAAGATAGTTATGACAAAGGAGCACCGGAAAGAAATAATGGATTTAAGACAGTATCAGCTGACATTACAGAACCAGCATCAGACAAAGCAAAAGAACTTGATGGTTCATACGCAGGTTACCAACCAAAACCAGCTTGGGAAAATGTTATTGTATGTATGAAACCACTATCAGAAAAAGGTTATTTAGACCAAGCTATGAAAGATGGTAAAGGTGTAACTTGGTTAGATGATGTGAGAATACCATTTCAAGGTGAAGATGATTATCCAGGTTGGTGGGAAAGTGGAGCCAAAGGTAGTGGTGGTTATTTAGGAACTGATACATTTAAGATTAGAGATATGAGTGCTGAAGAAATTAAAAATAGACAATTTAAGAAAACAACTAAAAGAAAACCAAGAGAAGAAAATACAGTATTTAAAACAAGTGGATTTAAGTCAGAGAATAATGATACAGCAGAAGCAAGTCCATTAGGTAGATTTGCAGCTAACTTACTTGTTCAAGATGATGTGTTGAATAATGGAAAAAATAGAAAATCAATAGAACATACGGTAAATAATAATAATCCAAAAGAAAATTCTTTGTATGATGGTGGGTTCAACCCAACAACAAATAGTCCTACTTATTCAGACGAAGGTTCATTCTCCAGATACTACGACTTAGATTCTTGGTGGGAAAGTAGAATACAAGAATTACCATTAGATGTTCAAGCAACATATCCATTTCTGATTGTTCCAAAGGCAAGTAAGAGTGAGAAGAATAAAGGTTGTGAAGGAATGGAAGAAAAATATCAAGTGAACGCTGAATATAGACCTAATCATATGGAAAAAGCTTTAGAAGGTCATGGTGGAAAACCACATGGAAGGTTTTCAAAAGTAAAAAATAATCACCCAACAGTAAAACCAATATCACTTATGTCTTATCTTGTAACACTTGGTAGTAGAGAAGACGATTTAGTATTAGACCCATTCGTAGGTAGTGGAACAACTTGTATAGCAGCTAAACTATTAAGTAGAAAATATATCGGTATGGAAATGGATGATGAATATGTAGTTATAGCACAAGAAAGAATTAAAGCACATAAACCAGAAGTCAAAAAACACGACTTCTTTTAGAGAGAATAAATGACAAATAAATTACAAGATTTTGGACACACATTTCAAATAAAATCTATAGCAAGTCTAATGAAAAATCAATCGTTTCTTGAACAGATACACGATATATTAGATGAAAAACATTACGATAGTGATTCATTAAAATGGATTGTAAAAGAATGTAAAAGTTATTTTACAGAGTATAAAAAACCTATCACATTAGATGTTTTTAAAGTTAAGGTCAATGAAGTACAAAATGATGTATTAAAAACCACAATTGTAGAAACATTAAAAGAAGTTTATAGATATTTAGATGCACCTGATTTGGAATTTGTACAAGACAAGGCTCTTGATTTTTTTAAGAATCAGACATTAAAGAACGCAATCATTCAATCAGTTGATATACTAGAAGCTAATGGTGATTATGAACAAATAAAAAGACTTGTAGATGATGCTCTGAACGCTGGTACTGAACGAAACATAGGACACGAATATATTGAACATGTTGAAGATAGATATTCAGAAACTGCTAGAGAAACTGTAACAACAGGTTGGGATGTGATAGATGATTTAACTCAAGGTGGACTTGGTAGTGGAGAACTTGGAGTGATTGTAGCACCAGCTGGTGTAGGTAAAACTTGGGTATTGGCTGCGATTGGTGCAAATGGTATGAAGAAGGGTAAACATATAGTTCATTATTCATTAGAGTTGAATGAGGCTTATGTTGGTTTAAGATATGATTCAATCTTTACAGGTATAGCTAATCAGAATCTTAAATATCATAAGGAAGATGTGATTGGACATATGGATAAGTTAGAAGGTGATTTGGTTATTAAGTATTTTCCAACCAAGACTGCATCAGTTAATACACTTTCTGCTCATTTAAAAAGATTAACTACATTAGGAACACAAGTGGATATGGTAGTTGTAGATTACGCTGATATCCTAAAAGATACAGGTACTGCGAGAGAAGTAAGACACGCACTTGGGAACATTTATGAAGATTTAAGGGGATTGGCTGGTGAGTTTCAGATTCCAATATGGACTGCATCACAAGCTAATAGAAGTGCTCTTGACGAAGATGTGATTGAAGCTCAAAAGGTTTCAGAATCATATCAAAAGATAATGACTGCTGATTTTGTAATGTCTTTATCGAGAAAAGTCGAGGATAAAATAGGTAATACAGGTAGATTTCATGTTATCAAAAACAGATTCGGACCTGATGGTATAACATTTCCAGCAAAAGTAAATACTAATACTGGTAAGATGGAAATATATGAATCATCATCAGTTGGTGGTAAAGAACAACAGAATAAGATTGACAATAGAGATAATATTATGAGAAAAATGTTGGCAAATAAATATGATGATTTGATGAATGATTGATATTTATAAGTGTTATTAAAGAAAAATTTGATATAAATCACAAAATTATTAGGAGTTACATATGACGGAATTTAAGAAATTTAATTTATCAGAAAATTTCATAGAAGGATATAAAAGAAAAAGAGCACCATTTGGGTTCAATGGTCTCGGAGAGTTAGTATATATGAGAACCTATTCAAGATTAAAAGATGATGGTAAAAACGAAATGTGGTGGGAAACAGTTAAGCGTGTTGTAGAGGGAACTTACAACATGCAGAAACAACACATTGAGAGATATGATTTGGGGTGGAACGCATGGCAGGCACAAAGGAGTGCACAGGAGATGTATGATAGAATCTTCAATATGAAATTCTTACCACCTGGTCGAGGTCTTTGGGCAATGGGAACTTCCATAACTGAAGAACGAGGTTTATACGCCGCCCTTAATAATTGTGCTTTTGTATCAACACAAAATCTAAAAGAAGATTTAGCTAAACCATTCTGTTTCTTAATGGATGCTAGTATGGTTGGTGTTGGTGTAGGATTTGATACAAAAGGTGCAGAACAATTCGTAGTAAGAGGACCGAAAGAAGATAGAGAAACAGAAACATATGTAATACCTGATACAAGAGAAGGTTGGGTTGAATCTATGAGAAGGTTGTTGGACAGTTATTTTCTTGGTATAAACAATGTCAATTTTGATTATACAAAAATTAGACCAGAGGGTGAACCTATTAAAGGATTCGGTGGTGTATCGAGTGGTTACAAACCTTTAGAAGAAGTACATGAAGCTGTTAGAGAAACATTAGATAGAAATGTAGGTGAACCAATCACAATTACAACAATTGTAGATATAATGAATCTGATTGGTAAGTGTGTTGTAGCAGGTAATGTTAGACGAACTGCTGAAATTGTATTTGGTGATTCTAATTCAGATGAATATATCAATTTAAAAAATTATAAAAAGAATCCTCATAGAGAAATGTATGGTTGGACATCTAACAATTCAGTATTTGCTGAATTGGGTATGGATTATACAGAGGTAGCTGAAAGAATTAACGACAATGGAGAACCTGGATTTGCTTGGTTAGACAATATGAGAGAATATTCTCGTATGAGAAATGGTACAGATAACAAAGACCATAGAGTAGCAGGTGGTAATCCTTGTCTTGAACAATCATTAGAATCATATGAGTTATGTTGTTTAGTAGAAACATTTCCAAACAACCATAAAGATTTAGATGATTATTTAAAGACACTAAAGTACGCTTATCTATACGCTAAAACAGTAACACTTGGAAAAACACATTGGTCAGAAACAAATAGAGTTATGTTAAGAAATAGAAGAATTGGAACATCTGTAAGTGGTGTAGCTCAATTCATAACAGATAGAGGTTTACACGAACTAAAGAATTGGTTAGAAGCTGGTTATGATGGTATTCAAGAACATGACAAGAAATATTCAGATTGGTTAGCTGTACCTCGTAGTATAAAAACTACATCAGTCAAACCAAGTGGTACAGTTTCATTATTGGCGGG